CGGTCACGCCGGACCACTCAAACTGGCAGAACCAGTTTGAGAAGCTGCCACCAAAAGGGGCAGACTACACTGTGAGGAGACTTCCTTGTTCACTGATCCACAATCCGTCACTGTCAATGCTGTGGCTATCTCGCTTCCGCGAGTTAGCACAGGCGCTGATTCTGCTACTTATCGTAGCGCTGACGGTCTGACTACGATGTCCGTTCGCCATCTTTATGGCAAGCGGTATCGTCGCAGCATTCAGTTGTCCCAGACTTCGACCGTGGCCGATCCGCTCATTCCGGCGAACTCCCAGGTGGTGCGACAGAATGTCACAGTCACCTTCGATGTTCCTCCGGTTGGGCTTACGACCACAGTTCAGAAGCAGCTGGCTGATGGGCTTCTCGCCTATCTGTCGGCTTCTACTGGGGCACAGGTCACCAAGATTCTTGGTGGCGAGAGCTAGCTACGGAGCTGCTCTCTGGATCGATGATCAAGGACAGGATCGCACTACCCCCTTACAGGAGGGTGCGTGAAAAGCCTGATCGCGCTCTTGCAGTGCGTCCTCGAAGATCTCGGGGACAGATGTTGCACAAGCACCACTAGTGATCTCAAAACGATCACTAGGCGCGTTGAACACGAAGGGTTATCGTTTCTAACAATAACCCTGTCCGACTTTGCTCGGGACTTTGAAAGCTGTCTCGATCAAGGCCGTGTCGGCTCCAGCCACTTCGTCTCTTTTAGACGGAGTGGAGGTCTCCCGAGATTTCTCTCAGGTTTCCTTCGCCTTGTGTTCAACCGCGACTCGGGTTGTCTTCTCAACGACCCTTCTCTTGAGGCTATCTTTGCTGTGCGTCAGATTACTCTGATGTTCGGCAAGATTGCTCTCGACTGCACACCCTCACGGGTTAATGCGGCCATAGAGAAGTACGTTGAGTGTGAGCAGGATGTTCTTCACGAATCATCGCTCTTTATCTCGGAACTCGATCGTTTCGATCGGTTCCGTGCGATGGGCGTGAAGCTCTGGGCGGAATTGTTCGCGCGCGTAGATTCGCGTGTCTACAACGATTCCGTAATTCCCAGGCACGGGCCAGGTGCCACGGCAGATCAACTTCGCGGCAACGCGAAGTACAATAATCTGACGTGGACCGTTCGACTGGAGGAGGTCTTCCCTCACTGGGAACACCTCATTCCAAGCGAGTCCTTTTTGCAAAGGACGGACCGAGTGAACATCCTCGAACCTGGGGATGAGATCCCCGTAAGGGTGATCACGGTCCCCAAGACGCTGAAGACCCCACGAATCATTGCCGTCGAGCCTTGCCATATGCAGTACATGCAGCAAGGGGTTCTCGCGGTGATGATGGAGGAGATTCCACGCTCTGACCATGCGCGGAATTTCGTAATGTTCGAATCTCAAGAGCCAAATCAAAGGCTCGCGAGAGAGGGCTCCACTACTGGCGCCCTCGCCACACTGGATCTCAGTGAAGCTTCGGACAGGGTCTCCAATGAGCATGTACGTCTCCTTGTGCGGAATCACCGCATGCTTCGGCGCGCGGTAGATGCCACAAGAAGCCGGAAGGCTCATGTGCCTGGCCATGGTACAATTTCCTTGGCCAAGTTCGCGTCCATGGGTTCAGCGCTTTGCTTTCCCTTCGAGGCCATCGTATTTACTACGGTGATCTTCGTTGGGATTGAGAAAGCGCTAGGGCGACCCTTGACGCAGAAGGATCTTCGATCCTTCTACGGTCGGGTGCGTGTCTACGGG